CAGGTGTTGGTGGACTACAAGCCTTTGGTCAAACAGGAGCTAACACTTTAGCAGGAAGCACTTTAGGAGCACAGTTTGGTAATACAGCTACTATGACAGGAATAAAAAGTTTATTTCCACAAGTTGCAGGAAGTCAAGCAACAAATGCAGCGAACGTTGCAAGTATGGGAGCTGATCCAGGAACAGCAGCAGGATTAGTTGGTAACGAAGGTGGTTCAAATATTTTATCTAGTTTAATTCCAAAAACTACAGCGGGTAAAGTTGCATTAGGTTCAGCAGTTATTCCTTTAATTGGTGGTATGGGTGGTGGAGAAGATATGGCAAACGCTCAACCAGGATTTAATAAAAATTATCAGAAACTTATGGAGAGTGGTTTTGCAGGAGGACCTACAGGTTTTCAAACTAGGACATATAATGCAGATGGAAGTTATTCAGATAACACATTAGAAGATAAAAATACTTATCAATCGGTAGAAGCAATACTAGACCCTGATCAACAACCTGCAGGATTAAAAACAGGTGGTATTGCTAACGTTGCAAAATTTAATACAGGTGGACAAGCACTGCCTTCTAAATTTAGTCATGATGAAAAAGATTATAGCAACTATGTAAGAGCTCATGGTTTTGTTGAAGACGGAGCTGGTATGGGTAATGACAATGAAGATACAATGTTAGCTCAATTAGCTGATGGTGAATTTGTTTCTAGATCTGCAGCTGTAAGAGGAGCTGGTATTATTGCAGGAGCAAGTCTTTCAGATAAAGAAGATCAAAGAAAAAAAGGTGCTGAGTTTTTTTACGAACAACAAAAACGTTTTAAAAGAATTATGGATATTTTAGATGCAAGTAGAAAAGACAACTAAAGCTAACGTAGAAGTATTAACTATTAAGCCAACTGAGATAGATACCTTTTGGCCTTTAGTAGAGTTTCTTATTGCAGAAGCATTAAAGTTTAGTGGTCAATATGCTGACGCTAAACATATAAAAAAATTATTAAAACAAAACATAATGCATTTATGGGTTATGTTTGGAACAGATGACGATGGAGAAAACAAAGTATTTGGTTGTTGTACTAGTAGATTTTTTGATAATCCTAATTTTAAAGAACTACAAGGATTAATATGCACAGGTAAGAAAATGCATTTGTGGTCTGATAAGTTAGTACAAACACTAGAAGAATTTGCGAAAGTAAATAATTGTAAAAGGGTAACTGCATTAATGAGACCTGGTTATAAAAAAATTATGGATAAATATAATTGGAAAGTTAAACACTATGAATTTCAAAAGGAGTTAAGTAAATGAGTATCTTCGGAGGCGGAGGTGGTGGAGGCGGCGGAAGCCAACCTTCAACTACTACACAATATATAAGAGAAGCACCTGGTATAGAAGAAAGAAAACTTGGTTTGATGGACATAGCTTCATCTCTTGCACAAAAACCAGTTACTATTCCTGAAATTCAAGTAGCACCTATGGGTGCTTTAGAACAACAAGGTATTACAGCTTCTGGAGTTACAGGTGTTGGACAACCAACTGTTAGCTCTGCAGTATCTGGAGTACAAGGAGCAATGGCACCTGTAGGTGCTCAACAAATATCTCAATTTCTAAATCCTTATCAACAGTACGTTACAAATGAAATTGGTAGACAAGGACAAATGATGCAGAATAAATTAGGAGCTAACGCAATTAGTTCAGGTGCATTTGGTGGAGGACGTGAAGGAGTTCAACAAGCAGAACTTCAAGGAAGAACTTTATCGGCAATGGGTCAAGCACAAGCTCAAGGTTTTAATACTGCATTAGGTGCAGCACAGAACCAACAAAGAATAGGCTTACAAGGCGGTCAGTTGTTAGGTGCATTAGGTCAACAACAACAAAACATGGCACAGTCAGACATTAATCAATTAATGGCTGCAGGTGGATTGCAAAGACAGTTAGGTCAACAAGCATTAGATGCACAAAGACAAACTACATTACAAAGAGAGTACGAGCCTTATCAAAGAGCTGAGTTCTTAAAAAATATTTATGCTGCTGGACCAACATCTCAGTCTGCAGTAACACAGGTTACAACACCAGGATCTAGTGGTAATCCTTTAGCACAAGCTGCAGGAGCTGGACTTGGTGCATACGCAACTTACTCAATGTTGAATAAAAACCCAACGGCTGCGGCGATGGCCATGGGCAGAACAGTATAGGTAGTTTAATGGATAAAACATTAAACAGACCTCTATTTAAAAAAAGAGCACAAGAGATTCATCAACAGGTAAATCCTAAACAAGTACCTAAATTTTTTCTTGGTGGAATAATGTCAGCAGGTAATATGATTAGAGCAGGTGCTGCTCCAGTCTATAGATATCTTGCTCCTAAAGTTTCTTCATTTATGAATAAACCTGCAACACAAACAGGTATAGTTGGTTTAGAAGGTTATGGTATAGGTGTTGGATCTCAAGATATGGCGCAAGGTGTTGTTGAAGGAGATACAGGTAAATTTTTACAAGGTGCTGCCTTAGCTGTGCCTGGTGCTGCTTTCTTACCATCATCTGCAAAACGATCTGGTATACAAGCTTTAAGAGAAACAGGAGAATATTTATCTCCTAGAATGACAGGAGCTGCACAAGCTTTAGTTAGAAACCCCGGAAAGACTGCTATAGGTTCTATTGGTACAGGTGTTACAGGAGCTTACATCTCTCCAGATGCTATTGCTCAAGCAAAACCTGCGGAAATGTCTAATGAAGATTATGCAAAAGATATTCAAGAAAGATTAATATACAAAGAGAAGCCTGAATATAAACCTGATCCTAAAAAGAAAGTTACAGAAAATTTAAAAGAGTATAAAGAAAGTACAAAAGATTTTAAACCATATGCTATTGGTATTGAAAACCCACTAACAGAAGGCGAGAAAGCATTAGATGCACAGTTAAAAACTGTAGCTAAAGTAAAAGAAGTTGCAAATAAATTAGGTGTAGATCCTATTGAAGCAACTGATGAACAGTTAAAACAAATATCTATTGAGTCCAATGTAGATCTAAGCACTTTAAAAAGTATGGTTGGACAAAGAGATGAAGGTGCAGTAACTGCAGATAACATGCCATCACCTAATAATGATGGTGTTCCTGTAATAACAGGCAATGAAGGTGAAGCAGAAATTAAACACATGATAGAGAAAAGAAAAAGAGATGTTGCAGCAGGTAATGAATTAGCAGGTACTGATGCTTTGTCAGGTCAATTTTTACAATTTAAAAATACAATAAACAAAATGACTGGTACAGATAATTCTAATTTAAATAATTTATTAATGATGAGAGCAGCAGGACAATTGTTGTCAGGTAAATCTCCTGAAACAGGAGTTAGAGGATTTTTAGATATTGCAGGACAAACATTAGCTTCTTCAGCAGATGCCATGATTGGTCTTAAATTAAAACAACAAGATTCAGATATGAAACTAGCACAAGCTTTCTTAAAAATGAAATCAGATAAAGCTAAAGGTCAAGGAATGTTAACGGGTGGAGATAAGACAGTTAGAGTATCTGACCCAAGTGTACCAGGTGGTTTTAGAAATGTCAGAGTATCTTTAGGTAAAGATAATAAATATTACACAAGACAATACGATCCTAACACAGGTCAACAATCTTTTTCACCTGCAGATTTTACAGGGACTGATGTAAAAGAAAATACAGAGAAATTAAACAAAGCTCTTATGGGTCTAGAAGATAATAGACGTGGTGGTAAGATGGTAGAGTTTGTAATTAAAAATGCAGGAGAAGGTGGTACTAAAGCTGCTCTAGGATTATTAACTGAGGATGCTTTTGGTACATTAGACTTTTTTGCAGGTGGTAATGTAGGTGGAGATAGTTCTGTTATTGATGATCAGATTAGAGCAGAGATGGCACAAACTACAGGTAGAGAGGGATTAGATTTTAGTGGTGGTAAGGTAAATATATTTGCAAAAGAATCTGAGAATATGACTAAAAGATTTAATTCAGATTTAGAAGATGCTAAAAAAAATGGAGCAGAACGAGTTGAAAAACAATTAAAGAAAGCTGGGATCATTGGTAAAAACTACCGACCAACGGAAGACGAGTTAAGAAACTACACTAGACTTGCTTTGATTGAACAACGTATGAAGTACATTGTTGCAAACGCAAACAAATCAGAAGACAGATTAACACAAAAAGATATTGATAACGCTGCTAAGCGTACACAGATTATTAAATATATTACTTCACCTAGAACTATTAGACTAAACTATGAACAACTAAGAGAAGAATTTGCAGAAAAAGCTGGTAGTTATTTAAGTCAATATAAACTAAATGGTGGAGAAGAATCTTATATTCAAGATAACTTTATGGACATACCTGGTGTTGCTTTACAATACTCAAGAAAAAACAAAGACTTTATGAGAAAACAAAATGTTACTAATCAAAAAACTAGACAAGATATATTAAACACAATACCAATTGGAGGTTAATAGTGCCTACTATTAAAGAATTACAAACTGCTATTAACGAAAAAAACTTAGATACTAGAAAGTTAAACGCAGAACAGATGCAAGCTCTTGATGCTGCTTTTGATAGTGGTGAGCTTACAGGCTACGATAGTATTCAAGATTACGATAGACTAATTAACTTAGGTGCAAAGAGTGTAGCTATTGGTAAAGAACAAAAATTAGAACCATTAAAAACATCAACAGGATTAGAAAGAGGTGATCTTGTATTTGCAGGAGCTGCTTCTATGTCTATGGTTCCTTATTACATGAACAGAGATCAATTAATGAAAGCTTTTGTACAAAGCGGATTTAAGGATCAATACGGTGTAGATATGCGTAACGCAGATATGTTTGGTATGTATCAAAAAAGGTTTACTGCTTTAAGTGATGCTGTTAAAAAATTACCTAACGTAAGAGGTAGAGCAGGTTTACCTGTAAGAATGTTAGGAAGTTTAGCGGGTATGGCAGATAACACTATAGATTTTTTTAAAAAATTAAAAAGATATGGTGCAACACCAGCATTAGCTACTGAGTCTCAATCTATATTGATGGCTGCAGGTGGAGCAGGTGCAGGTTCTGTTTTATATGATATAGGTAATTTAGGTTCTGACTATGTAGGAGCTACTTCTCAAGACTTAGCTAACCTTACTGACAATGATATTAGAAAACTACCTTTTGCACAAAGAGCTTTATACAATGGATTAAATGAAACATATAATGATCTGCTTTGGGCAGGTGGTGCTATGTCTTTAATACCTTTAGTTAGATTTGCTGGAAGAGAAGGACTAAAACAATCGTTAGGATTAAATTCGGATCAATCAAAAGCTATTGCACAATCCTTTGAAAGAATGGGTGCAAAGCCTAATGTTGCAGCTTTAATACCCGGAGAGAATGCTTTTCAAAATTTCTTTAAAAAATTTTTTACTACTATTGGTGTATACCCACTTGTTAGTGGTCCTTTAGTTAAGTTTAATAAAGAATTTAATCAAAAATTATCTCAAGAAGAATTTTTAAAAACAGTAGATAATTTGAATATGGCACCTGGAAGTAATCAAAGTATTATGAATTATGCAGGTATTAATGAAATTAAAAAAGAATGGAAAAATGTTTGGAACACAGTAAATACTGAATACGATAAAGTTAGAAAACATTGGGAAGAAATAGGTAATCCTAAAATGATTCCAACAGCAACTATCAAACAAGAGACAGAAAGATTAATGACTCAAATGAAAAATGAGTATCCTAGTACTTATTCTTACAGTGGTGCTTTTGACAACATGAACAAAGGTGCAAGAGATTTAACACCTGCTGATGATCCTTTAGTGCAGTACATACAATTCCTTAATGATATAACAAAAAATGATAAGTATATTAGAATGAGTGATTGGTCTGGTTTGTCTAGAATGCAAACTGCAGCGTATACAGGAACTAAATTTAAAAATGTTAAACCTCAGATATTAGTTATTAGAAATGCTATGGAAAAAGATTTAAACAGTATGGGGGAAGCAACTGTTAGAACTAATTTAAAAGATAAAATATTTGCGGATGAATATAAAAATATATTAGATAGTGAAGGACCACAAGCAGCAGAAGCGTTTATTGATAAACAAATTAGAGTAGCTAATTCTGGTTTTAATCAATTAAAAGAAGCAAATGCTTACTACTCATTGGTCCTTAGACCTTTTAGTACAAACAAAGTAGCCAGACAATTATCTGCGGTAGATGCAAAAATATTTGCAGACAAAGGTATTGAAATGCAAGGTAATGCGGGTATATACCCTGACCAAGTATTCGATAAAGTTATCAGAAGAGTGTTAGATTCAGATAGTCCTGACGCTATTAGACAATTAAAACAAGTGTTAGGAGTAACTAAATCTAGCTATGAAGTATTAGGTAAAGATGGTCAAATAAAAAGAACTATACAAATACCTAAAAGCAAAGAGTCTCAAGAAATATACGATAGATATGTAAGAACTTTTTTCTGGGATTCTTGGAATGAAGCAATGACTAACCCTCTTAGAGATCATAGATCTTTGTCTGCTCAAGCAATTGCTGCTCAGGCGGTTAAAAAAGGTTTTATTAATAAAAGATTGTTTGCTCTTGATGATGTTACTGAACAAAGAGTTAGAGCTAAAACAAAATTAAATGAAACAATAGACGTCACAGAAGTAGATGGAAGAGTATTTACTCAAGGAGATGGTATAGCTAATTTAAATGATGGTGTAATTAGAAATCATGACTTTGGAGAGTTTGATACCAATAAGTTTGTAAAAAATTTAGGGTTGGATAAACCTCAAGGTAAAGATAAAATAAGAGAAATGTTTGGTGGTGGAGCTCAAGGAGAAAAAGCATTAAAAAGAATTGAAGATATCATAATAATGAAAAGAGCTTTAGATCTAGTAGAATACACAGATCCTTCTAAATTCGTACAAAGATCTATTACGTTAAGAGCTGGTTCTTCTGGTGGTATTATGGCAGGAGCAACAAGTGCTGCATTTGGTTTTGGTAATACAATAAAATTAATTTTAGGAAGTAGATTGTTAGGTAGTGTATTAACAAGTCCTAAAGTGGCTGAAAATTTAATGGATATGAATAAGACTATGAGATTTATGTCTGATGATCCTAATGTATATAAATTATCTCCACAATTAGTTCCTAGAACATCTAGAACATTTGCTAGATTTATTAATAGTTTAATGGAAGCAGAAGGTGATGACTTTAGAGTAGATCCAAATAAAATTGATTTTGAAGAAGTAAGAGAAAAATTACAAAGTTTAGATCCTAATATACCTTTAACAGTCAGCTATGATTTTGGTTCTATGCCTAAATTTACTAGAGATAGAATATATCCTGAATTTGAAATGGCTAAAAAACTATCTGCATCAGCACAAAGAGAAGGTAATGAATTTTTACAAGGAGCTAATTTAATGGCATTACAAGAACAAAAATTTGAAGAGATAGCTGAAGGTAAAGAAATGTTACCGCAAAGCACACAACCACAAAACATGGGTGTGCCTCCTACAAATACTCAACCACAAGCGATGACACCACCACCGCCACAGAACACCGGCCAACAACAAGCGCAACAATACGCAACATTGTTTCCACAAGATACGTTAGGCCAGGCAGTAGCTACAAGACAATTTAATCAAGGTGGTTTTGTTGAAGATATATACAACCAGGTAGACGAGGTTTTAAATGGCTAAAAAAACCACAGCTTTACAAAGAATAGAAAGTCACGAGAAGCTGTGTCGTATCATGCAAAAACAAACATTTGAACAAATAAAAGAGATGCAAGAAAGAATA